ACACAAAGTCCGGGGCTGAAGAAGAAGAAAACCAAGGAATTAATAACAATTGCTATGGCTACTAGCAACTTTATGATTAAAACAGAAGTCTATGAAAGGTTCAATGTATTACACTGTTTTAAAGATTTACAACAGTTAGCTCCAGAGTTTGATTTTGCTATTGATCAAGATAAGAAGAGCATATCACAGGTGATAGCAGATTTAGAGCATCAAAAGAGGAATTTCAATCGGGAAAATCTCAATGTTCGGGATCTGATTCCCAGAATCCATAAGAGAAACCTAAAATATGAACCCATGCTTAATGTGCGGGAAGAAATTATCAATCCTTATTGCTCTGAGTGTAGGGACACCAGGAACACATGTCGATTGATTGGTTGTCCTGAATGTTCTGTCTCCATTCAGGTGAACACAAACTTGAACATTTTGACATATAGACACATCTCAGACTGTGTTGGTGCTTCTTGTCACAATTCTAGGATCACCAGACATTGGTTATTCGGCCATAGATTGTCACACAAAGGAAATTTATATGAGATTGAGGGAAAATTCCACATTGCGAGATCAAATTGGATTGATTCAGCTGCAATAGCTCACGTGGACCCAAAACAGGACAAGGTTTATGTGTTTAGAAGTGGTGTTTACCCTGTTGTATCATCTTTTAAATTCAGTAAATCATTTTATAAAGAATATGGTGATGAGGTTGATATGATGTTTGAGAATTTCAACAGGCAGGACTTCATCCCACCTTTTGATACACAATAAGCACAGGACTTTAGTCGCAGTGTGTTGTGTGATTACACTGATTTAATAGAGGCAATGCCTCAACATCGTCAGCAAATAACTGAGTGTTCTACATCTACAGGGGATACATCATGCCTCAGAATTTGGGCATTGCCCATAAGAGTGCCTATAGAGCGGCCTAATCGTACAGGTAGTCCTCACCCTCCCATCTAGCATCATCGGAGTCCAAAAGATAAAAATAACTGTCATAATCATCGTGGTAAATCTTACACTCAATCTCCATCTGGATATCCTGAATCACCTGATCAATCATTTCAGCAAAAGAATGATATAGTGGGATTGACACTGGTTCATCAACATCCAGGAACACTAGGGGCTCCATGAAGCTAATGTAAATTGGCATGGAGTCAAAAACTAGGCTCAGTAATTCAGGAAAGAAGGTTCTTTCCTTTTGGCACCATAGAACTAGTTGATCTAAGTCCCTGATGCCATAGCATATTTCATCTGGCTGGTACCAAGCTTCATCCTCTGCCATCGATATGGTTTCCCTGATGTCCTCAAAGACCAAGTTCAAATTGATTTCTATATTTGGATCTGGTTCTTCTAGTTTCCAATCCATATGATCCAATCTGAAATCATTGTTGTTGATGTCAACATGGATTCCTGTGTTGTGCAGAACCATTGGCACAAGGCAGGAGGAATTGAGACCCTTTGCTTTACAATACTCAATTAGGTCATATAGGTTGTCTACTTCAATCAAGTCCATGCCTGTCTTCCTTTAACCAACTAATCACTTCCTTCTGCAATTGGTTGATGTTAATTTCTTACTTTCTCTTCTTCAAGCCCCGACTTTGTGT